TGAATATACCAATCCTCCTAGTGTTCTTATCGTTAGTTCTAGCGCAACGCAACTTGCTACCGCAAGGGCAATCATTAAGTACAACAAACCAGCTGTGAGAATGGGTGTTGCTACTGACGAAAAAGCACTTGTTCCTACACAATTCCACTTTAAGTATCCCGTTTACCTGGAGAATGATCGTGAATATGCTCTTATCATCGAAACAAATAGCACTCAGTACCAAACATTCATCTCTCGCCTTGGCGAAACTGAGATTAATAGTAACTCTACAGTTACTACTCAACCTCTGCTTGGTTCTCTGTTTAAGAGTCAGAATAGCAATCTTTGGACCGAGAACCAGTATGAAGACCTCAAGTTCGAGTTAAATCGTGCTCAGTTTGATACCACAAAGTCTGGTGTCATCAATCTGATTAATTCCGATATGGGTTATGAGCACATCGGTACTAATTCAATTGAAACTGATGCATCTGGTTCTAGCACTACTACTAGCAAACTATTTGGTTCTAATAATAAGATTATTAAGATTACCCATAAGAATCACGGTCTGAATCCTGGATCTTATGTTGCTCTCAAAAGTGCATCTGGTGTTGGTGGTTTTTCTGCAACTGCTCTGAATAATCAGATTCTCCCAATTGTCGATGCTGGCATTGATTTCTATACTGTTGCGATGCCTACTAGTGCTGGTGGTTCTGCTATTGGCGGTGGTCTCAATACTATGGCTCTCGGTCAAGTTAAATACGAGAAAGCTTTGGTTAAGATCGATGCTCTTGATTATCCCGACACCTCATTAGAAACCAGAATTCAAACTACAAATATCAAACCTATTGACAGCAGAGAAACAGTTACAGATTATTCTCTCGAAGAATTTGTACCTATTATTCTGAACAAAGAATATTACTTCCCAACTCAGCGTGTTGTTACATCTAAACTCAATGAGAAGTTGTTTGCCAGCACATTGAATAATAAGAAGTCGATGACAGTTCAGGCAACTCTGTCTACAACTAATCCGAATCTTTCTCCGATTATCAATCTTAAGAATCCTAAGGCTGTTCTCACCACTAACCGCGTTGAGTCTCCTATGGGCGATGAAGATAGATATGGAAGAAAAGTTCAGCAAGTTGAAGTTTATAAGACTGTTGTGATGAGACTGATCGATAGTGCAGGAACACCCGCAACTCTTGGTTCGGCGCAAGCTTTTGAAGTTACTGGTGGTAAAGGACAAATTATCACTGGTAAAACTTCTGGCACTAAGGGCGTTCTGTCTTACTGGAATGCTTCTTCGCCAGGTGAAATGTATGTGAGAATTATTGAGGGTGATGGTTTTATTCTAGGTGAAGAACCTGTATTCAGTGGTTCCTCTACTTATAACCAAGAGTGGAACTTTGATGGTGTTACCACCAACCCCACATCTGGAGCTCCTAGTGGTTTCACCTTACCTCTGAAGATTGCTGGTGATCTGTCTCTCGCACAATTTGATATCACTCCCAATGATTTGATTGCGAATGATAGTGATACCAAGACGGGTAAAGTAACACGTTGGAACCAAGAAAATTATCGTTTGATCTTTACATCTAACGATTCGCTATTCGCGAATGGCGATTTGCTTGGTGTTGGTAATCCTGGAAATGGTGAATATCAAGATGGTTTTGATGTTATCAACCAATCTTTCAATGTTCCTATGGAAATTAAGGAAGTGTATGATGCATACGGTTTCTTATATACATCCGAAAGATTAAAGAATTCTTCTAATGTTGCCAACTACGTTACCAAAGAAATTTCTCTGGAAAATCCTGGTAATGGCATTACCGTCAAGATTACTGCTGCTCTTCAGGAAATCGATGATATTACATTGATGTATAAAACTAAGCGTGCCTCGCAACAGGTCTTCTTCAACGAGATCAACTGGGCATACTTCAACGAAGATGGTTCTCCTGACGTTTCTGTATCTCCTTCTACTGGCACAAACTTCTCACCAACTACAGAATCGGAATCTGACTTTAAGGAATATTCTTATACTATCAGTGGTTTGAAAGATTTCAACTCATTTGCAATCAAAGTTGTTATGAAGTCACGAAATCCTGCAATGCCTCCCAGAATCAGAGATCTTCGAGCCATTGCTACATATTGATGTTTAGTATTATTATTTCCGAATTTTGGTCTAGAGGACATATGAATAAAGTGCAGGGTCATACTGATTATCATCGCGATGATACAGGAGCGATTATCAACCACGATAAAAGCTCCTTTGAAGCATACAAAAAACAAAAAGCAATGGCAGAACGTAACCTCAGTTACGATAGAGAAATTGCCGATCTCAAAAGAGATGTAGCAGATATAAAGGGTCTTTTGAAAGAGCTCATTTCAAAACTATAAATACTCACATAGGAAACTGTTTAAAAAATGGCGCTTACACGAATCAGGAGAACTGGTTTAAATGATGGGTTGGTCAGTGACGCCAAACTGGATAGTGGTGTTGGTACCCAGGCGGTCACTACATCTGTTATCCGTAATGGCGCTGTCACGACCCTGAAGTTAGCAGACAACTCCATCACAACACAAAAACTTAGCACTAGTATTGGTCAAGAAGCTATTGACACTAGTGTTATTCGCGATGGTGCTATCACTCCTCCAAAGATTGACACTAATGCAACTTTTAGTTTCAACTCTATTAGTGTTGCAACTACTCTAAACGTTACTGGTAAACTCTCCAGAGAGAACGTTGTTGGTATTGATGTTTCTGGATCGGATCTCGTTATCGCTGGTGGTGCGAGTACAGGTTCTGCCTCTGGTGGTTACATTAGATTCAAAACAACAAAAGCATCGGGTGTTAGTGGTTCCGCCCCTAATGCTCTGACAGATGCTATAGTCGTTACTGGACAAGGAAAAGTTGGTATTGGTGTTGGAAATCCAACAGAAGATTTAGAAGTTGCCAACAACGTTGTCATCAACGGTGAACTTACAGTTCTTGGTGGTACAACTACAGTTTCCACTACCAACACTATTATTGGCGATAAATTAATTGAACTTGGTAATGGTGTTGTTGGTGCACCAGCTGGTGACTCTGGTATCGTTTTTGAGCGTGGTACCGAAGATAATGCGTTTATTGGTTACGACGAATCAGAAGACAAATTTGCTATTGGTACTGGTACATTTACTGGTACCACTTCAGGCGATCTTGTTTTTGACAGAGGAACTTTAATAGCAGATTTAGAAGCTGGTTCTATCAGTGTTTCTGGTGCTAATTCGTCTGTTACATTCGACGGCGCAGTAGTTACAGTTGAACCATCTGGATCGAATGTTCCTATCATTAAAGTCGATCCGACCAATAATAAAATTGGTATTGGTCAAGATCCTAATAATGCTCTTGCCCAAATTGTCCAAGTCAATGGTACCGTTGGCGCATCAGCATTTGTTGGCGATGGTAATGGTCTGACTAACCTGTCTGGTTTTACTGGTGCAGGTGATGGTACAGTTGCAATTCCTGGTATTTCTTTCTACCTGGACCAAGATAATGGATTCTATCGTCCCGCTTCGGATCAAATTGGATTTGTTCTTGGTGGTGCCGAGAAAATTCGCTACAACGATCAAGGCGATTCGCTTGTTTTAACTCGCGGCATTCACGGTGAAGATTGTGGACAAATCGTGACAGCGACTGTTCAAGCTGCTGTCCTTGATACCTTCACTTCTACAGATTATCTTAGTGGTAAATATGTGGTTCAGGTTGTATCTGGATCGTATATTCAAACCAAAGAAGTTTTGATTATGCACGATGGCACTGATATCTTTATCGAAGAATATGCCACTATGACTTCTGGTGGTCTTGCTCAGGGTGCTTTAGGTACTATTACTGCACAATACAATGGTGCAAATATTGAGGTCATTTTCACCCCATCTTTTGCTACTAATACAGTTAAGTACTTCAGATCGCTTATCACATCCTGATATAAATAAACTCAGATAACTAATCCGTATGGGGAACCCATAATGACTGTAAGGAACGTAGCTAAAAATTATACGTTTGAACAGCAGCGCCTGGAGATCAATGATATTGGCGCAGATGCTGGTGATTTTTCTGGTAAAATTGTTCTCCAATCCGTCGCAAATAATCTTGTAGCTCAAACTATCACAGATTGTTTGCTCGAATTGGATACAGAACTTGGTCCTATTGCGAATCTATCATCGGAAATTCCCAATGGAAATAAAGATGATGTGGTGGAAGCGGTTAACTATGTTGTCGATACTATCATCAAATCATTATCTCAACTGACAACGGTTGATAAAACAAGCATTGTAAATGCTATAAATGAACTTGATTCTGATGTTGGCGATCTCACAACATTAACTGCAAATATTGTTGATGACAGCAGCTTAGTTGCTGCACTTAACGAAACGAAAGACGTTATCATTGGCGTTCTTGCCAATCTTTCTACTGTCTCTAAATCCAGTATTGTTTCTGCGATTAACGAAATCAAAGATATCACTATTGGAAATCTTACAAACCTCACGACACAAAACAAAGCAAACCTTGTTAATGCGATCAACGAATTGCAGGTTGAGGTGAATACACTTGCTGCCCAGGTCGGTGTGTCTGTGGAAGCAGGTCTTGATGCTACTGCTCTTGCTATCGCTCTCGGTTAATAACAAATGGCAAATAAATTTATCTCAACTTCAAAGACAGGTGTAGGAACTACCGAGACCGCAATTTACTCGGTAGAACTACAAGGCACCCAAGTGGAAAAGCAGACTGTGATCATTGGATGTAACTTGTCCAATACAACTCAGACTGCTGTTTTGGCGGAGGTTAAGATTAATAGATATCCAGCATATTCTATTGATCCGCAATACCCAAAAGATGATGTATACATCGTAAAAAATCTACCGATCCCTGCTGGATCTGCGTTCGAAGTTATGCAGGGGCAAAAGATCATTTTGTCGTATGATGCTGATGGATATCGTCTTTCTACACCAGCTGTAAGTGATACACTAGCAGCAGATATTACTGGTACTGGCATTACTCAAATTGAAGTCAGTGATAACACTGGTCCCAAATTTAATGCCTTAGATTATATCATAATCAATGACGAGATTATGCAAGTCACATCTCTTCAAGGTACAGGTAACGAACTTCTAAACGTCGATCGCGCACAAGCATCGAGCACCGCAACAACACACACTAGCGGAGATTCTGTGCAAAAAATTGATGTTGGTTTGGGAGATGAGATTGTAATTTCTTGCGACACTAATAATGCATTGGATTGCATTGCTAGCTTTATGGAGGTCTCAGTCTGATGGCATATCTTGGACTTAATCCAGAAGCATATGTTTCTAAAATTCAGGAGCTCCAAGATATCTCGTCTCAGTTTAACGGGGTAGACACAAACTTTGAGCTTCGTACTACTAACGGAGATGTAGTAACAGTTGCTCAGTCGATGCAACTGCAAGTCAGTTTAAATGGTGTTCTGCAACAACCAAACACTGCTAGTGCTCAAGCTGGTCCTGGTTCTTTCTGGGTTCAGGGAGATAGAATTTATTTCTCCGAAGCTCCCGAAACAGGAGATACTTTCTTTGGACAAGTACAAAATTCTGTAGTCAACAATATGGATCGTTCGGAGATCTTCTCCGAGACATTCACTGCCAACGGTATTGATTCCGACTTTACAATGTCGAAAGCACCGCCGAATGTGCACGCGATTCTGGTGACTATTGACGGTCTGGTGCAACATAAAGATGCATATACTCTGGTTCAACAAAATCTAGTTTTGCGTTTTGACGATGCTCCTGATATTGGATCGGTCATCGAAGTCACTCACATTGGTTTCTCTTCGTCCTTGGTCGGACCTACCAGTGCTGTTTCTTCTTTCTACGGAAGATCTGGTGCTGTTGAACTTCTAAGCACTGATGATATCAATGTTAGAGATATTGATTGCTACGGTTCTATTGGCGTTGGGAATTACTCTCCTAGTTATAAGGTTGACATTGACGGTGCTTCTGCTACTAGTAACTGTCTTAGAGTAAAAGCTCAGACTCTTCCCGCAATCAGATTGGAGTCTAGCAATACTGGTGGTTTCACCGATATTGTTCAGAACGGTGATGATTTCCATATGTTTGCTACCACTTCTGGTGGACAGCAAACAGATATTTTTGTCGCAAGGCAAGGATATATTACTACACAGAATTCTATTGGTTCTCCTTCTGATAGAACTACTGTTAACATTTCTGGAAATTCCACTGGTATCACTCAGACTTTGAATGATAACAGTACAAAGATTGCTACCACAGCATTTGTTCGCCAAGAAGTTGCAGACTTGATCGGACAAGCTCCTGGCGCTCTCGATACATTGCAAGAATTAAGTAATGCACTTGGGGATGACCCCAATTTTGCAACTACTGTGTTCAATGCGATTTCGCTGAAAGCAGATGCAAGCAGTGGTACTACTAATCTACAAACATTGAATAATGCCACAATCAATGGCGTTTCTATTCAAGCTGATCCTGGTGGTCCTACACCTAACAGGATTCGCCTTGGGAATATTATTTTCCCTGCTACCCAAGTTGCTGATATCGGTTATAACCTTGTTGTTTCTAGCAGTAATCTTGATGGCACCGTAAATATGGAATTCAGTGACCGCAATGAAATGCGGGACATCTGGTTGTTCAGCTAAATATCAAGGAGGATACAGTATACAATGGCTCTCTCAAGAGGAAAATTATCAGGAACAGGTGGAAGAAACATTCAGTTTATTCCATCGGGTACTCCTGGCACGATTTATGTAAATCCTGCCAACACAAAAACTTATTTTAAAGGTTTTGTTGTTTTTAACGGCAACACTACTACAGAAACCGTCAACTTATATCTTGCAGAAGATAATGTTGGTGCACTCGATACTATCGATGCTGCAACTAAACCCCAACAATTTGTTAGACAAGAATTAAGTTCTGGTGAAACATTTTACGTCGAACTAAATTATCCCATTGTTCTCGAAGATGAGAATGATGCCATTTATGGTGTGACAGATAGCTCAAATAAAGTCACCATCATTCTTATTGGTGATAAGGAGTCGTAAATGCCTTTTCGTGTCGGTAGTCTTAAAACTTTAAATTACGAAAGTCGGTTAGACAACTTGACCGATGAAGGACATTTGCGTCCTTTTTACGATACCACTAAGATTCGCAATACTCCATTTGAAGCCGTTCGCACCATTCGTGTAACACCTCAAAATGGTGATCCTATTATCAATTGGAATCTCGATGTCCAAGGTCCACTCACTTTAAATCGTGGAGAATTCATTTTAGAAACGATTGTTTCTAACGATGCTGTTTTCACTGTTCAATTTACTATGTGGGGTGCAGGTGGAGCAGGAGGATCTAACCCTGGTGGTATTGGTGGCGGTGCTGGTTATACAGCTGGTGGTTTAAAACTTCTTTCTACAGCACAATACTATATTTGTGTTGGTGGTGGTGGTGATCCTAGAGCAACCGCACAGATTACTTCTGGTGGAGAATGTGGTGGTGCTTTGGGTGGTCTTTCGGGAAATGAATATGGTGGTTGTGGTGGAGGATACACAGGTATCTTCAGAAATTCTGCTGTTCAATCGAATGCTCTTCTGATTGCAGCTGGTGGCGGGGGCGCTGGTGCTGATCAAATTGGTGGTGCAGGCGGTGGTCCTAACGGTCAAATTGGTCAACTATTCGATCAAAGAGGAGGTGGCGGAGGATCACAAACT